GCACTATTGCGGCACACCCAACAGATGATCATATATTATTGTTCACAGTAGATGCTGATACCATTCCAACAGATTCTGTGCCACAGTTCACTAAAATAATCGATCCAACAGTGACCAAACCCACTGGATCAGAAGTTGATGGGGAAAGATATCTCATCACTCAAGCAATAGGTACTGACTTACACGACATCAACATCACAGGAATTACTCATGCCGGTTCTTCTGGAATTGCAACTGCCACATGTTCTCTGCCACATGGGTTGGCAGTAGGAGACACTGTGAGGATCACAGGAGCGGCACCGAGTTATTACAACGGCACAATAGGTGTTGCATCAGTGCCAACCACGACCACTTTCACTTACAACACAGTGAGTCCAACCAATGCGGCGGCGAGTTCTACGGCACAAACAGCAGATCAAAGTTTGATCACAGCGGGTGGCGGATATTTGATTGTGCCATCACCATTGACGTCACCAGCACTAGGTGAACCAGTTGGCAAAACTAATAGATCCGGCAGTGCATGGGGAAACCTTGTCGCTTCAGAATCAGACATAATACAATACAATGCCACAACCACTAAATGGAATGTTGACTTTGACTCTTCCAATGTTACCAATGTGCAGTATGCCACAAACAATACCACATCAGTGCAGTTCAAGTGGACTGGCACACAGTGGCAGAAGTCTTGGGAAGGCGAATACAATCCGGGTGATTGGGTACTTGACCTTTAAACCAATATAAATTATAATACAGTATGACTGAAATCGTTTGCAGTGGTGCACTATTCTATGCCAAGTCCACAAAACGTTTCATGCTCGTCCAAAGGGCGAACAAGAAACACCTTGGACAATGGGGCATAGTGGGAGGCAAGGCAGAAGGCAAGGAGTTGCCTGTGGAGGCACTCAAGAGAGAAATATCAGAAGAGATAGGGGACACTCCTTCGATCAAAAAGTTTATACCCTTGGAGATGTTCACCAGCACAGATCAAAAATTCTTCTTCAATACCTATGTGTGTGTTGTGGAGACAGAATTTGTGCCAGTGTTGAATGGTGAACACATCGGCTACTGTTGGGTGCAGATGAACTGTTGGCCAAAACCCATGCACCAGGGACTGTTGAAGACTGTGAACAGCAAAACAATCAAATCAAAATTACAAACTATACTGGATATTATTACCTAAAGATGTCTTGCGTTTAGAGGCAAACGGTTTTGCTATCACACCTGCGTACACTTGCAACGGAGTACCGTCTGGTAGTATTGTGGTTGCGAACCAAAGTTCACCGTGGTAACCTTCTGCTCCAAACAGATCTGGAAAGTGCTCGATCATAGTCTCAAGTCTGATTAAAAAGTTTTCAGGACTGCTCACACATACTCCACTGGTCACAGCCAACTTCCATAAATCTTCTGCTTGTTTGACAGATTCATCTGTGGCTTGTTGCATCAAATCAGCGGACATTTTCAGTATCTCTGCATTGGCACACAGATGATCTACCCACACCATGTCGCCTGCCTTCCATTCATGGTCATCTGACTGTGCATAGTTTAGTGTAGAATAGACTACAAAAAAGAAAAATACTATTGCTGTGATGCCTGCAACGGCTCTAAAAAATTCGTTCAATGTGTGTGTCCTCGTGTATTTATTTGGATTGGATATAGGTTTTACCGGTCAGTTTTTCTATGTCACGTATCATTTCTTCCATGTTGATCCTCACAGTCTTACCGGTCTTAACATTGCGTGAATAGTACTCCCACTCACCCTGTTCGTTGTGCGGAGATATCTTGGTCACGTTGCCCGCCTCATCTTTTACGAACACTTCTGCACTGGATGCCTCGTCCTTGGCGTATATGTGGGCCTTGTCTGCCACAGTGCTAGGATCTGATCCTACAGTGAGTGCTATGGGACTGTCAAATGTCTTCTGTCCTTGTATGGTTTGGTCACCGGTGTTAAGCACAACTGATGCCGCACTCACGCCTAAACCTTTACGTTCCATGTTTACTCTGTATCCGTTCACCACAAGATTTGTTGTTGCACCAACCCCTCTCAATCTTGCTGTGGTGTTGCTATAATCAGTTGAATATGTGATCAGTTGTCTGTTGCCCGAGTGTACTATGCCAAATTCAGATTCGAATATGTTGTCACCGCCGTCACCTACAATCACTACTTCTGAAACTTGGTATTCTGCACTGCCCACACCCTCTGGTGCTTTCACTGTGTTGAAATAGTGTGCCGCTTGGTACGTGGTCCCAGCGTCTAAACTGTTTTCCCAAGAGTCAATGTTTTCAATCGCTGAATCTACATCAGTGTTTACTATTATGCTGACGTTGTCACCAGTTGCAGATTCTTCCGTGTCTTGTATCATTATCTTGTAAATTTTCACAGATGTGTTTGCTGTTGCTCCCGTGCCCAATAATCTAATGTTGCCACCGTTGATGTCCACATCATATGTCATCAAATTAGCATCTGTAGTTGAAGTTCTTCCAAATGCAGAGTGGTACGCATTGGAGCCATCGTGTACTGCATTTATTTTGATACATTCATGTCCAACAGTACTGCCATCGCCGGCTGTCTGAGATGCAAGTATGAAATATTGCACACCCCTGTATGTGGATGCGGATGTTGTGTCTAATGATTCTTGTGCAGAATCTACATCTGAATTAAGTGTGAGTCCTGTGTTGGTGCTGGACGAGTCTGCTTCAGAGTTGGACCCAAGTCCTGTCCTAAAGAGTGTGACTGAATTTGTAGTTGATGTTCCTGCTAGTTTTAGCCTTACAGTTGTTCCTGATATGTCTGTGGTAAATGTAGCAAAAGAAGCCGACCCTGTATGTGTGACACCGTACTCCATGAGGTATGATGCACTGCTGTCGTGTATGAGATGTATGAATCCTGTTTCAAATTCTTGGTTCACTTCATCATGCACAACATAATTGTACTTTGCTGTTTGGAAATCAGTTACATCAAAAGAATCTATTATTGTTTGTGTTGTGCTTACTTGGCCTGCTGTGACTTTAAGTGTGTTGGAAGTGTCTGCTGATGCCGTTGTAGAGCCTGCCAACGACCCCCAACTTGATCCATCGTATCCTTCGAAATTACCTGTGCTTGTGTTTAACCTAATATGTCCTGCAACACCTGTCGGTCTTTGTGCAGTTGTTCCTACTGGTGTGTTGAATGCGCCTGTTCCTAGTACGTTAACATACCCTGAAGAATTTGCTGTTAGTTCTAAATTTGCATTAGATGAATTGGTTGTTATTACATTGCCTGCAATATTGATCCCGTCAATTTGCAGTGCGCCACTGCCGTTAGGTATGATCTGCACATTGGTATTGGATTGTGCTGTTGATATCGTGTTGTCCTTTAGTACTATGTCGTCACTAACGTAGATTGGCATAGCAATATTTATCGGTAATTTATGGTATTAGTCTACAGCGATTAGATTGAATTTGAATTTCTTGCCAGTTTTGTTGTTGATGATGAACAAGTCATCCTTGCCTTCTTGGATGGTCCATGAACCTTTTTCGTTTGTCAAGTTTAAATCCGAAGTGTATATGTTTGCAAAACGTTTTGTGGTAGATCCTAGATCATATGTTGCATTTGCTGTCGGCAGTATGTGTGCTTGTACCACTACGTTGCCTGACCCGTTTGTACGCAAAGATAGATCGGCGTTGGATGCATTTGTGGTTATGAAATTGTTTCTGATCGACACAGAGTCGATCACAACTGATCCTGTGCCATTTGGGCTCAGTGTAAGGTCACCGTTTGTGTTGGTGGTGCTTAGGGTATTGCCATCCATTTTCAGGTTGTCCACCCCAAAATCTCCTTCTACAGTGAGTTCATATTCGGGAGATGATGTGTTTACACCCACCTTGCCTGTGTTGTCTGGAAACAACACCAGATTGTTGTTAGACGTGGTTGATATGGTGTCGCCGTTAATGGAGATGTTGTCTATGTGCCATTGTCCTATGGCAGTGCCTGAAGTTGTTCCCACACCAAGTTTTGCCTCCACTATTGCGGAGTCGGTGATCATATCTTTTACTACTTTTCCTACAGCCATATAACGTATTTATTATAGCACTCAAGACACAAGGCTGTAAATGATTACAGCCTTGATAATTTAAAATTTATGCTTTGATCGAAACTACGCAAAGAACTTGTCCCATTGCTGAGTCAGTTTTTGCCTCTAGTGCTCTACCAATCACGTTGAATGCAGTTGCTTCGCCTGGTTGTGCCATTCTTGCATAACCCGGAGTGCTTGAACTTACCAGTCTTGCACCTTTAGTAACTGTGCCCACAACATTTGTTGGAACTCTACCAGTCATTGCTACGAATGGATGTGTAGCATCTGTGTAAGTGTCTCTGTCATTCATCATGAATGCCGCTGTATCGTTTGAAGATACAACACCAAATACTTCTTCTGACATTTCTGTTGCAGTTTTAGTGATCTCATTCACACCACCTAGTTCAACGATTGTGCCTGCTCCGTACTCGGAATCAGCATGGTATCTCTCTGCCACATCCGAATATTGTGCCGCCGAACATGTCGCTGTTAGCGTACCCGCTGTTACTGTGATACCACCAGATTTATCAGCCGCTGTCGCAGTTGTTGTTCCTAGTGTGAACTTGTCAGTCGATTCATCCCAGATGAACGCCGCATTGTTACCAGTTGAGCCACGCTCAAAGATGAATCCAATGTCGTTACCTGAAGATGAAATACCTGAGTTAAGTTCGATGATGTTGTCAGCGATAGTGGTGTTTGTTGAACTGTTAGTGGTTGTTGAACCATTAATAGTCAAGTCACCTGTCACTGTTAAGTTGCCTGATACAGTCGCTAATCCTGTGTTGTTGATGTTCAATGCACCGGATGAAGAGATTGTTAAATCAGTTCCGTCACCTTCTATCTTTTCACCATCGTTACCAAATGTCAAACCCAAGTTAGCACCAATGTTAACGTCTCCGTTAGCCGCTGGAGCCAAATCAATGTCACCTGATGAAGCAGTAACAGTGTTACCGTTTATGTTGATGTTGTCAACTGTCAAATCTGTTAGTCCAGTCACATCGCCATCTAAGTTAAGTGTGATTGTATCACCTGATGCCGCAGAAGTTATGTTTGTACCTCCCGCAATTTTTAAATCATCTGATTCAATTACAACGTTAACTGCCGATGATGCATCATCAATTACTGTTAATGTACCTGCCGCTGATGCAGTTGCATCTACGTATGCTTTAATCGATTGTTGTGTCGCCAGTGCTGTTGCACTATCCGACGCCATGTTATCTTCATCAAGTATAGTTCCTATCTCTGCTGTTGAATTACCTATCAAAAGACCTTGTTTTACTTTAAACGCTCTTGTCGCCATGGTTCCCTGTCCCCTATGTTTTAATGTGCGTATATAACTCTATGTAATATACACACATATTTATTTGATTTTACCAAATAAATGTGTTATAACTAAAACACAATGGTAGATTTCAGCACAGATCCTAAGGATTTAAAAAAAGGCACAGTTGGTTTCAATCATCGATACTACTGTTTGATCAAATGGCCTCCTATCGCCCAGAACAGAGACGTGAAGGAGATGCAACAGAATCAAGCAGTGGCCAACGCAATGGTCAAGCATCGCACTGATGTGGAGGCATGGTGTGATGATAATTGCAAGGAACCATACAAGATACCAGATGAAGCAACCACACAAGGTATTCCAGTGATGTTCATCAGTAGACAAGATTGGGCTCGATGCTGTGCAGAATGGGACATCGTCACCACCCAAGATCTTGCACCAGCCAAACCCAAGGGCAGTCTCGGTGTGGATGCACATGGCAACATCATAATCAATTGATCATAAAAAAAGGGCGACCAAAGCCGCCCTTGAATTAAAATATTTTAAGTTTACAGTGGAGCAAGTCCAAGTCTAGCAAATCTGATGCCAGTGTTTGCCGCAATCGAAGCCGCTCTCAATCTAACCGAACCACTGTCGATGTCTACTGAGAAAGTCATCAGTGGAGCAGTCGAAGTGTGTGTGATACCAAACTGTGTTAGATAAGCAGTTGAGCCATCATGCACCACCAGTATCTTACCTGTTTCGTGTCCAGTAGTTGAGTCACCGTCGCCTTCTGCATTAGTTGCCACATAAGTGTACTCTGCTGATCTAAACGTTGACGTTGTAAATGTGTCAACATTTTCTATTGCTGAATCAATGTCTGCGTTTGATCCACCAATCCATGTTGCGCCACTCACGCCACCTGATCCATCAAAACCATGTATCGCTACTAATCTAGCGCCATCGTGTAGTGCCGCTGTCATTGTGAGTGTTGATCCACTCACTGTGTAGTTCTCTGTTGGTTCTTGGATGATGTTGTCAACATAAACGATTATGTTCTGTGCTTCTGCTGGAGAAAAACTCAACGAAAATTCAGTTGTACTCGCATCTGAAGTTGTGAACACGTCCTTGTTGATGTCTGCCGCTTCACCACTTGGTGCAGTTAAGAACGTTGAGTAAGTTGATCCGTCAGTTGAACCTTCATAAACACCCAACTCTGAGTTGAATCTTATGAGTCCAGTGTTGACAGTAGGTCTCTGTGAAGTGTTACCAACTGGTAGATCAACAGCAGTAGTACCACTGAACACAAAGTTTCCTGTGATAGTTGCTGTTAGGTCAGTGCCATCTGATTCAATCTTCTCACCACCATTACCAAATAATAGCCCAATGTTGCTTCCAATTGATACATCTGATGTTGCCGCTAAGTTGATTAAGCCACCTGAAGTGATTGTTAAGTCTGTGCCATCACTGCCGATCTTTTCAGCACCATCAAGTGCTAAATGGATTTCAGTGTTGGCGTCAGTTACAATGTGTCCAGTACCTGCTGGTCTTAGTTCCAAGTTTGCGTTAGAGTCAGTTGTGATCGAATTGTCTTGTAAGTTAAGACTATCAATCTGTACTGATGTAAGTCCAGTGAGTGCAGTGTCCAATGCGTATGATATTTGTGTACCACTAACTGTTGAAGTGATGTTGGCACCACCCGCAAATTTGACTGAGTTCTGAGCAAGTGTGACTGAAATAGTTGTAGAAGAATCATCAACTGCTGTCAAGTCACCTCCACCTAGTCCACCCCAACCTGCGGCAGAGAAACCCTCAAATGCACCAGAGTCAGTGTTGTATCTTAACGATCCAACTACGTCACCGTTTCTTTGGGCCTCTGTACCAGTCGGTAGTATGATTTGGTTATCACTTCTGTTAAACACAGTGTTACCTGTGCCTGAAGGAGTGATGTGTAAATCAGCGTTCGAATCAGTTGTTATACCTGCTGTGCTAATGTTGATATCACCAACACCAATTGCACCCGTAGATTGTATTGTACCACCTACAGTCAAGTTGTTAGTAACTGCTGTGTTGCCTGTTGCTGTTAAATTTAAAACACCTGATGAATTGATTGTTAAGTCTGTACCATCCCCTTCGATCTTTTCACCGTCATCACCAAAAGTTAATCCGATGTTTGCTGGAAGGTTTACGTCAGCACCTGCTGTGAGGTTGATGTCACCCGTTCCGCCTGGTGCTAAAATTAAGTCAGCATTTGAATCAGTTGTGATTTCATTGTCCTGTAAATTCAAGGAATCGATCTGTACTGAAGTCAGTCCAGTCAATGCCGCATCCAATGCCACTGTTAATGTGTCACCTGATGAACTTGTAGTCACGTTGGCACCACCTGCAATTTTTAAATCATCGTCTGCTATCGTTACCGATACAGCACTTGATGAATCATCAATTACAGTTAAAACACCCGCCGCTGATGTTTGCGAATCAACGTATGCTTTGATTGATTGTTGCGTTGCAAGTGCAGTTGCACTGTCTGAAGACATGTCATCCTCATCCACAATCGATGCAATAGCAGTGGTGTTGGATATTGTAAAGTTTGATCCAACGTCCAACGCACCGTCAACTAATAAACCATCATTGATTCTTACTGATGAAGAATCTGCTGATGAGATTACGTTGTGGACAGCACTTGCTGTTGTTACTGTTGTTGCTGAAAGTACTTCAGTGCCGTTTGCTTTGTACACCTTGCCTGATGCAACGTCAATCGAATCTGAAAAGTCCCAATCGTCTGTTGCGTTCGTCCATAAAATTGTGTGATCGGTTGATCCTTTAAGTATCACCCCACCACCATCTGCAAGTGTGTCTGAAGCAGACGCACCAGATGGACTGTGTGCAAGTTCGATGTTTTTGTCATCAACTGTAAGTGTTGTTGAGTTTACAGTTGTGGTTGATCCGTTAACAACCAAGTCACTGCTGACTGTAAGTGAACCTTCTATTTGAACGCCACCTGTGCCGTTTGCAGATAAAACCAAGTCATCGTTTGATCTGATAGTTGTAATTTCGTTCTCCAGCAATCTCACACCTGATGTGTTTATTTGCCCGGTAGTAGTCAAGTTTTCATTACCAAACGAAATTGCGCCAGTTGAATCAGTGATCGATCCTGATGCAAGTGCTAAGGTGTTTGCAGTGATAGTTGTACTACCCTTGATTGCGCCTGTTACTTCGAATGGTACTGTTGGTGAAGCAGTTGCAACACCTACCCTGTTATTGGACGTGTCCAACTGTAGTAAGTTTGCCGCTCCGGTTGATCTGATCGTTAAGTCCTCGGTAACCCTGTTAAGAGTTCCGCTGAGCATTTGACCAGTTATACGTCCTACAGCCATTTTCTTATTCTCCTAGTTTTTTTGTTTTGTCGACAAATAAGGGGTTTCTGGAACCCTCTATTTGTGATATTTATTGGATTTTTCAATTAAGTGCGTTGAATATCCCGTTAAATATGCATACATTATGGCATTTAATTTTAGAATCACGTTGAAGTGGCCTCCTTCCTGTAGATCACGCAGTTGGCAAGATATTATCATCCGTCCTGATCTCATGCAAACATTGAGTGAATTCAGGGAAATAGTAGAAGAAGTTGCTCGTATGCGTTGTAAAAACGGCAAATGGGGCATGCCTGAACTGTATGATGTCAAAGGATTAACTGTGTCATTTGAAGACAAACAAGATGCGGCTCGTTTTGCCCAAGTAATGGCAATTGAATCTGAACCAGTTGAATTAGTCGAATCCGTGCATAACAACAAGTCTAGCACCATCGTGTAGTGCTTCAGTCATTGTAAGTGTTGATCCACTCAGGGTATAGTTTTGTGTAGGTTCCTGCATCACATTGTCCACATACACAATAATATTATTCACAGTTTCCGGATCTAGTGTGAGTGTAAACTCTGTGGTGGATGCATCTGATGTGGTAAACACATCTTTGGTGATGGTAGCGCCTGGTGATCCTGTGTTGAATGATACAAATGTTGATCCATCAGTTGACCCTTCATATTTGCCTGTGTCTGTGTTGAATCGTATGATGCCCAGTTCTGCTGTAGGTCTTTGAGCAGTTGTGCCTGTAGGCAGTGTCAGTCCTGTGTTGCCGTCAAATTGATAACCACCTGTACCTCCTGCAGTGAATTGGATATCT